CTGCATACCGTGAGCCTGACCCGACCACCACTTCACAGGGTCACGCCCGAACTGATGCCCATGAGCGAAACCGACAGGCGTTCCCGCGACGTCCAAGGTGATGGTCAACTCGTCATGGCCCGGAAAAACGAAAGACACATGCTCATAGCCGTCAGCCAACTTCAAGGCATCAGCCACAGCCGACGCACCTTCTACCGCCCACGAGTCGTCATACCTCCGAGTCACCTTCCCGACGCGCTGCACCTCGTCATGGTTCCCCGGTACGACGGGCACCACTATCCGATCCGATAACGGAGCGAATTGCTGAATCTGATGCAGCATCAACCGCCGGTACACCCGCAACTGCTCAGTCATCGTCAAGTCCAAGCGGCCCGCAGCAGCGAGAGCGCCGCCCTGCGAAACCAGCCCCTCAATACAGTCACCGAGCCAAGGCAACACGATCTCATCAACCACTCGACCCATTTTCCGCAACTCTTTGAGCCGAGCCACGGCAGCGTCAGTCTTAGAGGAGAACCGCTCGATGGTGCCCTCTGTGCCGTCCCCATCGGGCTTACCTAACTGCAGGTCACCAGAAGGCACGCAGAACGCGAAACCCTCCCCTGAACTCTCTGGCGGCTTCTTAGGGCGCTTCTTGCCGAGGACCGACAGCAACTCCTCCACAGACTCGCGAGAGTCGACACGTCTCCTGATAGTGGCCTTGTAGTAGAACAGGCGACGTAAACCGCCCTCAGGGTCAGGGGCATCCCAAGCGCGAAACTGCACAGGCTCAATGACCTCGAACACCGTCGGGTCCAAATCCCACACGGAAAGCAACTCAGACCAATCATTCGGCTCCGCGTCGATCGGGTGCGTCGTCAATGTTCCTGAGTCACCGTTCCATGCAACCCCCGGCTCCCAGCCGGAAGGATGCTTCACGGCAGATGCCTGATAACCGGCGACCTCTCCCGCCTTGGCTAGAGCATCAAGATCGTCTGGCAGACCCACGTTTGGCCCTAATCTCCTCGTTAGCGGTCATAGTCGTCAGGACTATGCCGTCGGCTATCTGCCGAACAACCTCTCGACCACCGAACGCAGCGAATTCTTTACCCTTATCGCTCGCCTCTATCGCTTCCTCAATATGGCGAGATGCTTGATCCTCAACGATCCGTAAATACGAGATCAAAGTGTTGCTGTCAATCCAGACACGATCATCTAGCAACATGACGAGAACGGACTGCTGCTCTAAGGGCACTTGCATCCCGCGTTTCCTTTCAAGCGCCGCCGATGTCGGATCACGCTTGAATACTGTATTGGGTAACCGTGAGACGTCAGCACTTTACATAATTCAGCGCCAGAAACATGCTCATCATCAAGCAAAGCAACTAACTTGACACGGGACTGCTCATCGACCTCCCCCAGCACCCACTCCACAGCGCATTGTTTGTTCTTAGGGCCAGTCGCTTTCCGCGCCAGTTCATCAAGATCGTCGATCAAGTCGCTCATGCTCGACTCCTATTGGCTTCGATTCTCTGCCTTACAACGAGAACACTTTATGACCCACGGGCGAGACATGAGAACTGCCAAGATTCTGTTGCACCGCCAACAGCGGGGCGTCTCGTCCGTGATAACCCCTCGACCGTAAGCGTCAGTCATACCGAACCATGCACTCAAAATTCATTGAGATCATTGGGCGCTGATTGTCATCCTCCCCCATAGGTATGACCGATCCCTGAGACTCAATACGCATGATCTTTATCGTAGAGATTGTCGTGTCCGTAACTGCAGCGAGAATCGCTCGGATCGTTTCTGCCTTATCTCTCGCAGTCGGGTAATCCTGACGACCCGCACGACAAATCACCTGAATAAGGGGCCGGTCAATCGCCCAAGGGGAACTCCCCATAGTCATCTCAGGCTTATTACCGGCGTTCTCGTAAACAGTCACCAGCGCGTCCGGCGACTTAGGCATCGTCGCCAGAAACAAGTCCGTGCCGAGAGTTCCCTGACCCTGCGAGACAAGATAATCGCCTACGGCTTCTAAGATTGTCGCCATTAGGAAATCTCAAACTTCCGAGCAATCATGTCCAATACTCGTCGCGTCATTCGCTCACCCATCCCCTTAGAGTATTCACGAACAGGGTTTTCAAGGTACTTCCACCTTGTCGGGTAATCATGCTTAGCCCGCGATGGTGGAATTTCATGCACATAAATCGCGTATGGCGCAGCCGGTCCACCATAAGTGATCTCCGCGTAAGCCTTAGTTCCACGGGTTCGCGGGCCGTGAACTTCCCCCGACGCACGCAACACACCCGTCCGCACCGGAACGACCGTCTGCGTCAACGCGAACGCCTCATCGGCCTCCTCACGCAACGCACGAGCAGCGAACAAGGGAGCGTCAGCGCCCGCGAGGATGAAAGCCTTCTGCAAAGGCGCAAGATTCTTCACTCGAACTCGACTAGGCATTACAAGCCAAACCCAATCACGGAATGATGATCCCCGTCCTCGTCCTGAATCGTGTCAACCCTCGTTATTTTCGGGGTCGACCCATCCGGCAACTCAATGTTGTGCTGCGTCGTGATAGAGGCGGCAGCGCCAAACAAGATCGCCCTTCCAGTCTCCACGACCTCACGACCATTCTGATCGTGCATCAACCGATCCTCAAAAATTAGTCGCGCTCGATACGAGTCACCCGACGCGGCGAAGGTCTGCTTACCGTACTTGTCCAGACTCGCCTGCGCCTTCACGACAACCGTCTCCAACATGAGCGGCAAGAACTCGCGGTCAAGAGCCATGTCTACGGCCTCAAGTAGTCTTGTTGACCCGTGTAGAACTCGGTGCCATTATCCGGCGGCACAGTCTTCTGAGACGCCCTAATAATGTTGTCAGGGTCAATGTACGGTGTCGGTGGCTCTCTCATCGCCTGCAACTGCAACATCCGGTCAGCGATCGTGTAGTAGCCACTAGCCCTATCGCTGTAACTGATCGACATATCGCCGACGCTCTTACTCGAAGCGAGTTGCGCGTACTGAGTGGCGATCACATAAGCGCAATCATGCGCCGCCATGTAAACGGACCCTGCCGTGGTCAGCGTGTAGTCGATCTCCTCATTCGACAACAACTGATCATTAGTGTCGGTGTCTTGAATCAAAAATCGGACTGCATCCCTGTTGGAATCAGCAGGGTTCCCGCTGTAAGACCACGTCATTACTTCTCCTCAAATGATGAAAGGGGGCCGACAGGGATCACCCGCCGACCCCCTCTCAGGGAACGTCTTAGGACGCTGCCATGATCCCAACCGCGTCAAGCGCGTCAAGGATTGAGTTGATCGCTGTGCGAGCCTCAGCGTCGATGGTCGCCCCACCTGTCGGATCAGCGATGAAAGTCACCGGATCACCGAGGTCGATCGTTCCACCCGCTGTCAGGTTGCCAGTAACGTCGAGGTTACCCGCAACTGAGGCGTCGTCGCCGACGACGAGATCATCACCTGTGGTGACGTCATCGTCAGCCTGCAAATCACCTACGAGGGCTTCGCCCCTTGTCAGTCGATTTGACATTCATTCCTCCTAAGCGACACAGGTGTTGAAGAAGTAACCGAGATCGGAAGCGACAACCTTGTTGTCGAACGCGAACTCAGCCTCAACGCGAGCGGCACGAAGGCTCTCCATGCGGAACTGTGAGGTTCCGACGGTAGCGCCCAATCCACCCGAAACACCCGTCCACGCGAAGATGTAGCCAGCGCTCGGAGTCATCAGACCGGGGTTCGGTGCAACGTGCAGCAGGCAAGCAGCCTTACCGAAGTTGAACGCGAACGAGTCAGCCAGACCCTCATCAGCGCCGTTCTTCACGGACTTAGCGACGAGGATACGGTCGACACCGAACAAGCGAGCCATCATTTCTTCGGTGATCACCGAGGAAGTGGTGTATTTGTAGCGGTCAACAATGTCCGGGTGATTCTTGAGTTGCCGGAAGGCTTGGTAACCGAGAACGAGAGTGTTGCCCTCGTAGCCCGTGGTCGACAAGATGTCTTCCTTGGCTTCCTCAATATCCTCAATCGGATCAGAGTTGCTGTAGTCATTCCATTGGATGAACTGCGAAGAAGACGGGCCAGAAGCCACACCGGACTTCTCGTTCGCCCACACGCCGGTCGTCATAAAGTCCGTGATGAACTGAACCTCACGGCGCAGCATCAAACGGGAGGTGACGAACTCAGCAGCCTCACGGAGAGGATTCAAGGGAGTGTCAGCATTGGCGAGCGTCTGATCGTCCACGTCCTTATGGAACGCGAACACGTCAGCGCTGTAGGTATCAGTCGACAGGTTGTAACCGCCACCAGCGGACTCGGTGCCCGGTGCGCGGCGCTGAGCCTCGTCACGGAACCAATCACCCTTGGTGTAGGTGAAATACTTGTTCGACTTCTTGTCAACAGGAACGACGGGGAACACCTTGTCCGCGATCATGTTCTCTGCACGCTGCATGTAAGCAACAGAGATGTTTGTCAGGATCGCGTCAACATGAACGTCGCTGATCGTTGGCTGTGGCATTTCTCAGTTCTCCTTAGAGTCCGCGACCAGCGTTCGCGCAGTCGATAACAGCGGTAGTGGTCGCACTAGCGCTGCCGTCGGTAACAAAAGTACCCACGGCATAGGCAGCGGACCCGGTCGTGCCGAAGACGAGAGTCACGGCGTTGCCAGATGCGCTCGGGAAAAGCGGCTGGCCTGCTGAGGCGGTGCCACCGGCAACGATCTTCGTGCCGCCAACAACCAGAATCTCAGCCTCTTGATCGGCAGTCGGGTTGTTCTGTAGAACACCAAACGGACGATCAGTTGCTCCATTGACCGCGACAGCCTTGCCGGTGCCGTTGTCAATCTTGACGAAGTGGTACTGCTTTGCAGAAAGGTCCGCTCCCGCAACGAGCGTCGCCTTTACTGCGTAATTACTGAACTCGTAGGCCATTTTCTAGGCCCTCACTTTCCTTGCTCGGCGAGGTAGGACATGTAAAGGTCGCTATCAGACGTGAACACGTCCGATAGAGCCTGCTCAAACGTCGCAGACTTGCCGTCCGCAACTGCGGCCTTAGCCATAGCCTCGGCCTTCTCAAAGGCGCTACCCGCAGGGCGGGCAGACTTGCCAATCTCAGCGAACAAGTCAGCGGACTCGACCTTCGCGTTAGCGGCAGTCAGAACGTCCTCGACGGACTTCGCCAAGTCTTCATCGGTCTCAGCCAGACGCCGCAGGGCAGGCCCAACTGCCTCAGCGTCAAGACCAAGGTTCGCGAACGACTCACGAGCCTTCACGATCGCGTCAGCGTCGGCACGCTCAGAGCGCTCCTTACGGAGTTCGTCAGCAGCAGCCTCAGCCTGAGCCTGCGCTTCCTCCGTCGCCTTCTGCATCGACTCGAAAGCCTTACGGACACTCTCAGGTGCTTCCTTACGAAGGAACTCGGGAAGATCGTCGTCTTCCTTTTCGTCCATCGGCTTGTCGTTCATCTTCTTTTCCATCTCCTCGATGCGAGCGTTAGCCTTGTTCAGCATCTCTTGGAGTTCTTCGTAGGAAGGCTTGTCTGCCTTCTCGACGTCGGCCTCTTGGACCTCAGTCTGCGCGTCCTGCGTTTCCATGTTGACCTCCTCGGTCTCTTTCAGGATCGGCTGCATTTCTTCTTCACTAGGGTTCGCTTCGCGACTCAAAGTCGTCTCAACATCTTCTTGCGAAGCCGCTTTCATCACGAGCCAACCTTCATGCAGATGAGCCGGGTGATCTACCCCCGAGGTCTCCTCGATCGACAGATTGACCATCTTCTTAGCAGGTCGCCCCACCTGTCCTCCTACATGAAAAAAGCGGGCCTCGTGCAACGCTGATGCGTTGAACGACAACCCGCAGGTCTCGATGTCTAAGAGATTATCACGACCCCCGTTGAGAACCAGAGTTTCTTTGCTCGGCTATCGCTGCCCGTTTTTGTGCTCCGCGATCCCTCAGCCGTTTCGTTCGGCGGTCAGCATGACGCCCCGCCGCATTACTGCGACGGAGCGCCTGCACTCTCTCTACCCGCTTCACGCTACGGCCTCTTTACAGCGGGTGAGAACCGTGAACACCTTGTCGTTCCACTCGTCGTACTTCTTGATCGTGCCGGTCAAGGTGACGGTCTCGCCCTCGTCGAACGAGCGCGTTCCGGTCAGCCACTTGAAACGGTGACCGTCCTCGCTGAGGAACGTGTTCGCGAACGTGATCCCGTAGTGCGAGTCAAACGCGGTGCTCGACTGCACAGTCAGGTCGAGGGTCACGCGCTCACCGATCTGACCGAACTCCTCGTCTACGGCGTTGACTTCTTGCGCGTCACGATTGACCTTCTGCACATACACGCCTGCGAGGCTGACCACCAGCGCGAGGTGCTTCGGGTTGAAGTAGGTTTGCGCCACGACTGCCTTCACGTTGGCGGCCCACTCGCTGCTGCTGTCAAGTTCGTCAGCGAACTCGTGAATCCGCACAGCGTTGAAACGGTCAACATGAGCGTCCCAGCCAGCCCACAGTTCGTCGTAGAGCACGCGATCTCGCTTGTTGCTCGGCCTGCCGTTCATGGACAACTCGACGAGTTCAGCGGTCGGGGTCCGCTGCTCCTCCAAAGCCTTGGCCTTGGAGACGAAGCCACGCTGACGGATCACCGAGTAAGCGATCGCGAGCGTCTCGCGGGTGTTGTGCAGCGGCGTGCCGATGCCCGTGTAGCCGTCGAACTCATCGAACGGGTCGCCCGTCTTGAACCACGAGAGCGCGAGACTGTTGCCCAAGTAGTCCTTGACACAGGACTTGCCGACCTGCTGCCGCTCGCCAGCCTCGTTCTCAACGACGATGACCGACTTGCGAGCACGCACGGTGCCACAATGATCACAGGCACCCTTGACGAGGGTGTCGCGGTCAACAGGCTCGCCCTCGTAATACGGGCTGCCAGTAACGACGCTGTTGTCGCCGATCCATTCGACGAGCGCGACGAAGGTGTAGCCGTTGAACTTGGCAGGCTCGCCGTCGATGACGAGGTAGCGCACCTCGGCGCGACCCTCGGGGGTGTCGACGGTGTCAGTTTCAATGGCAACGGTGTAGCCGCCGGACAGGCCCTTCTTGGCGGCGCGTGCGGCGATTTTCTCGGCCTTCGCGAGCGTCGCGGAGACGTTCAGCGCGGGGTCGATCTTGATGGTGCGTCTCATGGTTTCCTCCTAATTTCGTGCCCCAGTTTATCATGGGGGGGTTTAGGAGGGGGAAACGGGGGTATTGCTAGGCGGGGTCGATCATCTCCGTCGGCCCACCATTCACCGTGATCGTCGGATGCCGCCTGATCTTCCCCCTAGAGGCGCTAAGCCTCACGTCGATCTGAGCCTCAGGGAAGACATCAAATAATCTGGTGACCTCAGGCTCCAACAACTGCTCAATCCAGCCCCTAAGGGCCTCAGGGAGCCTATTTTCGCTATTCTCCACCCTCGACGACCTTCAAGGCAGCGATCCGACGCAGCGTCGACATCTTGTGACCCACCTTCGTCGGAGTAGCCCGAAAACCATCCCCAAACGGGCGGTAAACCGTCAAAAGAACCGCCGGGTCATCTTCCTCCGCGTTGACCTTGAAATCAGCCCCCGGTACGTCAAGGGTGCCCTCACGGACGATCCGCGTGATCTTGCCGCGAGCCTTGCCGCCGCTTGAGTTCCACTCAGCGAAATCGCCCTGTTTCAGGTCAGCCTTCGTCACGACTAAGTCACTATTGACTGCCCCGAGACTCATGGTCTTACCGTCATCACTTGAGAGGAACACTTCTACTCCTTGATCGTCGTTGGTTGATTATCGCGCAACTCACAGGACTCCGAGTAGTTCCAGTAACTCGACGTCATCATCCTCCCGTAAACGACGCGATCCTTCAATCGACCCCGCCGACTGTGACACCCCAAAAACAAGCCCGAACGGTGACACTTGCGGCACCGCGACAACGATCGGTAAGGAACCGCCGCCCACGACAACGGGAGCATCACCCGAGGCAACTCCGACAACCGTTCCCGACGACGACGTGCTCCCCGAGACGCTGCCAGACCGATCAGAGGATCGAACTGACCCCGTCGAGACCGTCACACCAGCGACGGAGCCGACCGCGCCAAAAACACCCGTGACCGACCCTGACTCAGCCACAGAGCCGGAAGCAGAACCGAACGCCGCGACAACGCCCGCAACTGAACCCGAACTCGCTACGGAACCGGACACGCTGCCCGTAGCGCCCTCGCTACCTGACACGGTGCCCGATGAGGTGACAGAACCAGAGATCAACCCGGTCAACTGCGGCGAACCCGCTAAGACGCCGCTAGAAGCCGTCGATCCACTTACCGACCCGGTTAGTGCCGCAGAACCGGAAACCACGCCAGAAGACGCGACAGACCCGCTAACGGTGCCCTGATAGTCGACCGTCCCCGTTGAACTGCCTGATGATGCGACAGACCCGCTTACCGCGCCCTCGAAACCAACAAACCCGGTCGCTGAGCCAGAAGAACTAACGCCGCCCGATACCGAACCGGAGAAACCAACCGAACCCGTGACAGAGCCGGAACTACTAACCGACCCCGTAACGAAACCCGTGCCGTCGCCACCGAGGACGTTCGTGTCGAGAACACCGAGAGTGGCGCTATCGAGCGTGAAAAGCCCGACAGCCATTACGTCACGGTTTCAGTAAGGTTCCCTGAACTGATCGTGTAAGTGCCCTGCGTCGCGAACGTCTGACTCGTGTCAAGTGCGCGAGAACCATAAAAAGTCCCCGACGTGACAGCGGACCAATACCCAAGATGCGTAATCGTCGTACTCGCAGGAACATCAAAAACAATGTTCGCGTCACTCGCGACCGATCCACTCGCCGCAGCAGCCCACGAGATCGACTCACGAGTGTACGCAGGCGATCCACCCGAAACCTCGCTCGTGCCACTTGATCCGGGGTCAGCCGTATGCAGGCTCGCGTAAACAGCGGTTCCAGAGAATCCCGTCAACATCAAATGCTTACCAGCATCTACGATTCCAGCCATACCTTCTACTCCTCAATCACTCGCGAGATGTTTCCGTGGGCGTCCCGCTCTACTCTACGGACCTTCGGCTTATCCTCAGGCATAACGACGTTCACCACAGGGTTTATTGACTTGACGGCCTCGGCGACTGCCGCCGCAATCCGCTGCTCCAAGTCGACTTCCTCAACGACCTCCGGCGCGACAAAATCCTCCGCCTCAACGCGAATAGCGTCCTCAAACGGAGCCTGAGCCTTACCGACATACTCCTCAGGAAGGTCCGCCAGTAGCCGCTCGGCACGCCCACCAATCGAGTACCCACGCAGTTTCCCTTCCTTGATCATGTCCCACGCCCACGGCTCCCACTTCACGCCGAGGAAAACCGTGTTCGGTGGGAACTTCATAGACCCCTCGGAACTGTCTTTCATAATGATCGGAGCCTCAACCTCGTAAGGCCACGCCATGATCTCCAACCACTCGCCCGCGACGACATCCCTATCGTGCTGCAAGCGGATACGCCGGTCACCTTTCTTGACGTACTCCCAAACCGCTTTCTGCAACTCCTCCGGGTCGGTCCACTCAGCGTGAGCGTCTTTCACGTTAGGAACGTACATCGGCCCGAGAGTGAACATGCGTTCCGTGACTTGCTTCGACACCAGCGTCGCGAACGCCTCCGGCACTAACTTTTTCGCCTCATCCTCGGTGATCTTGCGGATCGAGTCAGGATCGTTGACCAACTGATACACCACCGACTCAGTCGGAACCCAACCGTTCGACGTCCACCGGAACTCACCAAAGTCACCACTAACCGGGTCGAACAGCCGGTACAGGGCACGGAACTTCCCATCGAACTCGTCTACGCCCTTGTAATACTCACAATGCACGATTACTCCTCCCCCGCTCCACCAAAGGCACCTTGACCAACACCCGGCGGCTTAGGAATCTCCTCCGATGCCCGCATCATTTCATCCCGCAACTGCGCCTGCCGTTGCGGTGTTTTCTCCGAACGGTACTGCTCGTACAGTTTGTGCATCTTGCCCTCCTTGACGGCAAGACTGCCCGGAGTGTGCGTCTGCAACTCAATCATCAAGCCGTCTTTCTGAGCCTTGATGTTGACTCCCTTGTACGGGTCATCAGTTATCGACCAATAGTCCGTCACCCGCACTTCGTAGCCGTCTGCCTGCAAAGCATCGACCATTGACTTCGTGCCCTGAACGTAATCAGCGTCAGGGAAAACTGACGTGTACCGGACGGTATCTCCGATCAACCCGGCAGCCTCATCAACGCTGACGTTGTGTTCATCAGCCTTCAACTGAATCTTACGAGCCAAAGAATCCGTCGTCTTGACGCGATGCTCAAGATGTTCGAGGCGACCGCCGTTCTCCGAGACGACATCAACAATCATCGAAGTGAACTCCGGCTCAGCCGCGACTGCCTCAGCGCGAAGCCGCCTAGCGGCCTCGACAGACTCCGGTGACCGCTCAGCGGTCGGTTCTTTGTCTTTGATCGCAGGTAAATCAACACTTGATCTGCCTCGACCGTGTGTTTTCTGATCGTGCTTACCCTGCTGATGCTTCTCTACTTCTGAATCTTCTGCCAAATCTCCGCTGCGTAAGCGTCGATCTCCTCGTCCGTCATCTGCGAGAGGTCCGGCAGCCTCACCGATTGGATCGGATTTGCTGATTTCTCCTGTGCCACCTGTCTCAATCTCCTTTCCTTCTACGACATCCCAAATACTGATCTGATCACGCTGCCGACCTAACCTCTCAGCAGTCGCACGGTCTGACACGTTCTGAGCAACATCCAGATAAACTTTACCCGAGTCTACCTCATGCCAAACCCCTAGATAGTCACCCCCGGTCAACTGTTCCCGGTTGTTTTTCAGGAATGATCCGAGGGCTTTCGGTCCCGACTCAGCGTCATAGAACTCAGAGGCGTCCACGATCGCGGGCTTCACGCCCTCAGTCCTCGCGACCATGTAACCACTCGGAGGCGTCGAGCCGTCAACCATGCTCACCGTAAGGCCGCCCTGCTCCATCGTCTGACTGATGATGGAGTCAGCGACAGCAGGGTCCAAAGCCGTGGCTCGACGACCATGAGACTTCTGATCATGCTTGCCCTGCTGATGTTTCGTGATCGGCCCTCCACCAATCCACGCGGCGCAAGTACGAGCACCCGCACACTTGAACTCAAACAACTCGCAGTAGCCGAGATTCGCTGCCGCGACAACTTTCTCCCCAGCCTCGCCAAGCCCCTCCTCCATCATCGCGATCATGTCGGGAGTCTGATTGAACGCAGCACAGTTGCCGCACCGCGTCGTCATCGCAGTCTCAGCCGCAACCCCCCACACGTCACCGAGTTCATCCCAATACGATCCCGGCTCCTCGGGGTTCATCGGCCCGTACATGTATTCGTCGATCGCGTACTGACGGTTCTCCGTGTTCACCCCGAGATCAGTCAAAGCCTCCGGCGCTGCACGCTTCTCAACTCGACCCAGCACGTCATTCGCCCACGATCGACCCGCGTTACCGCCCCATGCGTACCACGCGACCATCCCCGGCGTCGGGTTGCTTTTATCGCCCCACCCTTTCGCTTTCTTATCGACAGCGTGCCGTGCGAACCACGCCCGCATCTTCACGAGGGTCGCCCGCGACACGCTCCCACCGGCAGCGAGTTGCTTAGCCCTGTTCCGTCCGGTGCTCGTGAACCCGCTACCCGCTTTACCGTCAGCGATCCACTCCAACCCCTGCTTAGCGGCTGCCTGCACACCCTTAGGGATCGAGTACGAGTCAGCCTTAGCGAACCGCTCAATCTGACGCAGCCGCGCCTCGGCCTCATCACGAGTCTCGTAGGTTCCGAACTTGCGGCTCATGTCCTCCGAGTAGACGACGAACTTGCCGTCCTCCTCACGGATCGTCTTCTCTAAAGGCTTCCGCTTCTTCCCACCCATGATCGTCGGGACGTGAACGTCGGACACCGTCGGGTCTGCCTTCAAGACATACCCGTCGACGGTCAAGAAAACCGAGACCGTCCCGCCGTTCGCTAAAGCAGCCCCCCACGCTTTCTCCATGCCAGCGGGAGCCTCAATGTCATCAGGGGAATCAACCTCGATTACCTGCGTCTCAATAGCGGCCTTTGACCACTCATCGTCCGTGTGACCGTGACTCAAACCCCGGCGAGCGATCTCCATCGAGGCGAGGTGATGCGCCTCGACAACAGCCGGTGCGTCAATGTCTCTAGCGTCGAGCCGCTTATGGAGGCTGAGAAGATCATCGTCGCTGAGTCCCGTGAGTCGGGTCGCAGTATCAGTCACGGGCATCCTCAGAGTTCGCGTAGTGTCCCTCTAGGTTACCGTCAACCCCTAGAACAAGGACACATTCTACTCAACGAGCCACGGCATAGCCTCGACAGCGGCAGCGAAGAAATCATCCATCGAGTCGGGGTCTTCTTCCTCAAGCCCGCGACCTGTCTCCATGATCCACTTCTCGTAGAACTCTGCCTGCTGCTCGATCTTGTCCCAATACGAGAGTTTCTTCGCCTTGCCGATGGGTTGCAGCAACTCCATGATCTCCTCGTCAAGGCTTTGCCGTCCCCCTGCGGTCCCGGCGCTTGGCTGCTGAACGACCGGATTCTTATCGAATAATGGTTGCTGACCCGGTATCTGTTGCGGGCGACGCATGTCTGCCTTCGAGCGAGCGATGCCGCCAAGGTTCTCAGGTGTCAACTCTTTACGGCCTCTCCATCTAGCGTCGTACAAAGCGGTCTTACCGGGCCACGTCGTTGTTTCCATGCCGCCGAACTTGCCTGTGCCTTGATCCCTGTAGCCGAGCATCGCGATCTCCATAGGTGTCGCAATTTTGCTTAGATCAGGTCTATCCATCGACGCTTCTGTTTGGACTTGATGCAACATGATTGAGGCACGCTCTAAGGTTGACGCAGAGGACATTGGGTCTCGCAAAACTTTCTGTAACGCATAATCAGCAGTCTCAAGGTTCTTGCCGGGTGCGCCGCCGTCCCACGCAAATCCCTTATTCGCCCACACGAAACCGCCGTCCCAAGCAGTACCGACCGTGACGCTCTCCACTCCCTGAGATATGTAAGCGTCGTAGGCGCGTTCATTGAAAACAGTCGCGAAACCTTTACCCTTGTAAGCATCGTCGTCGATCTTTAGGTAAACATTCTCTACTTGCAGTTTTCCGTCGAATCCTAAACTAAATTCTCGTTGAACTCCGGTGGCAATAGAACCGAAGTCATCGTTGACAATGTCCATCGTGACCCTGACCGCCGGGTTACCGTAACTCAAGGACTCGCTCCATTCCACGTCAGTCAGTTGCACGTTCATGGAGTCTGATGACCCATCAGGAAGCGTCACCGGATGGGATATCCCGAACACCGCCTCCATCCCCGGACTCAGCGCGTCGATCATCTCCTCCTCAACTAGCCCCTGTGCTCGATCTCGTAGGCGTTGCATGTCTTCATAACTCAAACTTTCCTTCACAAACTCAAAATTAGCCGTCGGCCTCATGTAGTCGCGTAAAGCATCATATTTTGTGCCTGCATCAGGAAAGTCGTCACCGTATTCGTAAAAGAAATCTAAAGACTGTTGTCTAAGAAACTCTCTCTCGGAGTCAGAATAGATATCTAAGTCTTCTGGATTCACCATCGTGACATCCGGTGGAAAAGACTCAATCAAGTCCTTTCTCTCCTCAACCAAATCCGCGATGAGATCATCCGTTCTCAGCGAGATCGCGTCCTCAGGGTTAGCCAAAAGCCTCTCCAAGTCCGCTAACGGGGGAGCGACCTCAGCGATCTCACGAATCTGCGCGGCACGCGACCCCCACTCACTAAAGTCACCACCAGCACGACCAGTAGCCCACGCGCCATGCGTCTTCTGATCATGCGAGCCTTGCTGATGCTTCAACACCGGACGCAAACCCGGAGCGAACTTCACGACAGCAGGCTTCGGCGCGACCGCATCCAGCATGTCATCAAGCAACTCACCCAACGGGCCGTCCAACTCCTCCAATGGACGCGGGTCCATCACCAACGCCGTCCAAACGTCTTCATCCACGACATCCTTGAAAACTCGATACAGGATGCGCAACACGTTATCTGCGGCCTTCGCCATAGCAGGCTCGGCGAAAGGATTCACCCACGTCGTCGGCACAAGACCCTCCCACGATGACGGGCTTCTCGGCCCCTCCCGCTTAGCGGCACGCCGTTGATTCGCGGCAGCCAACTCAGCCAACTCGCTAGGTGTCATTTCCGCTAACTCCCGCCTCTCACGCTCCGCGCTCCACGCTTTCACCTTCCTGCGGACTGCGTTGATCTTGTTCTTGAATGATTCGCTGATCGTTATCGTTGGTGGCCTGACGCCTTCCTCGCTGTACGACGGGGGGAAGTAACGATCCCCTATCAAGTATTCGATTGCTTCCCTACGACTGTCTTCTAATTGGTCGTAGAACGGGGCGCGGACGCTTGACCCGCGACCGTGTGTCTTCTGGTCAT